GCCGGGTTCTGTGCAGCATACACGCGCAATATCCGCATTCTTCGCAACTACAAAGAAGCGATTGAAGTCCACGATCTTCACACCATGCTCGTGAAAACGCTGCAGCTCAGCCGCAGCACACGAAGGTGTCTGAAAGATCATCGCGCGATAGATGGCAAGAAGCCGCTCACTTGTGACCGAAATGGGGCCTTGAAAGTATTTCTCAAGGAACCCACCGGAGTTGTTATGACCGAGACTTGACCCAGGACCTGGGCTCAGGTTCTCAGAAATAACTTGGAACAAGCTGGCGGTATTGTCACCCATGCGCCAGTCGAGCAGCGAACTCATTGAGCCTAAGAAAGCTTCAAGAAGTTCGTCATCACCGACACGACCAGCTTCTCTAAGACCGCACGCTTCGTTTGTTCTGGTAAAAAGATCCAGAGCAGCGCTGCGAGCAGTCCGAGTGATCCCTTTCGGAGACCACTTCTTGAGAAGCGAGGAAGATATCGAGATCGCAGCCGCCTCACGGTAGCTAAGATCCGAAGTGATGATGCCTTCACACGGAAGGCCCTGACTCGATAGGTCTTCATAAAGAGCAGAGAGAAGGACTGACTGATCCATTCTTCGTTTCCCCAGTTTGGAGCCTCTAGAGAGGACTCCGAAGGCCAGAGCTAGAGCTTACAGCACGCCGGAGGTGACGGTGTCACCGATTCCAGCAGACTGTTGGCTCAAAGCACCGATATGCATCGACAGCCCAGCCCGAAGGTTGGGCGCGTCGTTGGTATCGGAGCCGGCCGGGACGTCCATGATCGTCGAGATCACGAAGTTCCGGTACGGCTGACCGCTCTGGGGAAGGACCCCTTTCCGAGTGATCACCTTGTGGGTGTTGTTCGGAACGGAAGCGATGAGACCGGTCACCGGATGCGGCTTGCCGAGGGCCTTGTAGGCCTTCGGGCGAAAGACGCTCGTGGTGAACGGGTTCGTCGCCGAATGGGTCAGAACGTTCGTCTGGGTCCTGCCAAGAGCCGTGACCGCCCACTGTTTCCCATTGATGTCGGGAGCAGTGTCGGCCGTGAGCGTGTAGGTGGGAGACGTGAATCCGGTTTGTGCCGAACCGGTGACGGGGGACGTCAAATTGACAGCCATGGTTTTGTTACCCTCTACGAAGGTGGGGGGTGATGATGTCATGAGTCATTTGCGACCAAACCGCCGCCATGTTGGCCATCTTCCCAGTTGAGCCCCAAGGGCTCTTCTGTTGGAGGGTCATCAAGGGCAGTGAAGTTGGCAACGAACGAGTCATGGTATAGCGACAGTGCGCTGACTGACCCGGGCGGATCTGGAAATCGTACCTCGTGCTCCAAGGAACGTGTTGTCTACCGGTATGTTGGTAGTAACGCGTGACCTTGGTTGCTTGAAGTCGTGTTTCAACGATCCACTGGATCTGATGCGTTGGGGTCGCCCATGCCTCAAGGATCTCGCCGACATTTATGAAATAATCGACAAGCCAAGAGAACGGTATGACCTCGTACGCACCGAGTGCTAGGTTTCGA